GCTACGCCAACACCCCAAATCTGGTAAGGGTTGACTTCAAACGGGAATGCGTAGAACGGTATTCGTGCAGGTGTGAATGGGTTGAGCACACAACGAATAACTTCATTTCCGCATATCCATGCGTTGATTTGAAGTTGATCCAATTCAGTTACGTCTTCGGGAAGATCAAGTCCTACAGATTCTGCAAATTTAGCGTCGAGAACTCCCCAGTATTCGAGTACTTCAAATCGGTTTTCTTGGTAGTAAGGCTCTGTGTCATCTTCGCGGATAGTATCTTCGTAGTACTTATCCTCGTAATTCGGGCCTTTAACAAGGACATTCTCGATAGCGTCTGCATTAAAATACGGCCGATTTATGAGGTTTCGAAGTTGCTGGCGGTTCATTCGGTGACGTTGAATAACGTACTCGCAATCGTCGATGCTTGTTGCGGACGGATCGGGATGAAAATCCCAAACAGATACGTGCTCAATACGCGGAATAATTTTTTCCTCGGGAGAGTACATCCGCGTCCCGTCTTCTCCACGAACCCACCTATGTGTGCGGTCGTAGTAATTTAGAGGCCCTTTCACAATACCTGTTCCAAGAAGTGATGCCTCAAAAATAGCGTATCGCAATACGTTAACTGCGTCGGTATCGAGTAACTGGTCGTGAATTACTTTTTCGAGGGCACGAGCCGCTTCTTTTGCGGGTTCAAGTTGGGGTTCCCCCACTTTTGACGGGCCTTCAGCAAGTTGATCTGCAAAGTCTTGGTATTTTCCAAACTTTACGGATGTCGCCCCCGGCTCGAGTTCCATGCCATCGCCGGCGTACCCAAACGGGCTTTGAATTTCGTCCGCTGGGCCTTTGATGTGAGCGTACTCCGCAATACCTTCTGGTACAGGGCTGGCTTCAACAACAATTGGAAACTTCTTGTTGGCGAAAAGAATATCAATAATCTGACCATAAGCCGCAAGGACTTTGGTCTTTGTGATTTTAATAAATACTTTTGAACGCTCAGAATCACGATACTGCGTACTGCTATCGTAAATACCCCGATAATTTTTGTACGCCTGTAACCAGCGTTGCTCAAAAGTTCGACGCCCATTTTCAGAATCTTCAAATTTCTGTTTAATGTAGCCTGCCAAACCCGGCATTGTATCACCAGCGTTAACTAACTCTACGTCAGAATCGTCTGGGGATTGGAGGAAGCCCTCATCAGCCATGTTTATGTACCTAGATTATTAGAGTGCAGATTGCTTATCAGAGTTTAGAATGGATTTATCCAATGACTCTTTGCCTTTCTTAGGCATAGCTTCAATTAACACGTCAGTCTTTGCCTGTGTGTCAAATTCTAGACCCTCACGGTAGAGATTGTTTTCTCCACAGTTGTAGTCAATGCCTTTTTTGTCAGCGTTCATAATGTCAGCTTCTGAGTATTTCATTTGTTATTCTCCGTTGTATTTAGATTTACTTAAATCCCTTTGTATGTCAGAAAATTCGTCGTACTCTGGGCTTATTGAAGGTTGTGTAGGTGTTGATATACTCGGTTCACGTTGCAGTGATTTTTGAATTCCCCCAACTAAATCCGAGCCAATGTCGTATAGAGTTGATGGCTCTCCGGGTTGAGAAGGTTGTAAATTTTCTTGAATTGCTTTTTTGAGCATGTATCCTCCGTAAAGCGTACGACCGGCGCGATAAATACGACCTGCTTTACGGGCGAAGTTGCGGAACGATTTAGGAGTTGGAGCTTCTCCGAGCTCACCCGGTTGAACTTCACCAACTCGTGGGATGTCTTGTCCAGAACCCATAAGATCTAGTGCTGTACCAAAAATGTCAGCGGCCTGCGAGATACTCGGCGTTTGCATTTCTTGTTCTTCTTCAGCGGGTTTTCCAACCTGCCGTGTGCGACGGGTAGCGTCTCCGAGTGCTTTGAGAGCCGTTTGAAGACTCGGGGATAGCTCGCTATAATCTGGAGCAGGTTGCTCGACAATTTCGACTTGCGGCTCTTTTACGACAGGAGTCCGCTCTACTGCTGGAGGAGTTTCAAAATAAGAACCCATCCCTTGTGTTTGACGTGTAATCCGTTCTGTAATTAACGTACTGTCCGGATCACCATAATCAAATGTGTAGTCAGGATACGCTTCTTTAACGGCCTCGATTGCGTTGTCGTAAAACACAGCGTGATCTTCCGTATAGCGATTTGCCATAGAACGCTCGTACTCTGACACTTCGAACGGAAAATCTTCGTCGTATTCTAGCAACGATCCTGTGGCCGCATCCATTTTTACGGACTTTACACTTCGTCCTTGTATTTTTGCGAGAACGTTTAGTGGAATACCGAGAACGTTCTTACCAACCCGCGTGTGGTAGTTACGAAAAAGTGACATCCCCTTTTTTGTTTTCGCGTCTGGGGTTAACATAAAGTTATCGTAATAAGTTCTCGTCTTTCTGTCGTAAATTAGACGTGGAACTTTAATTTGACCGAGTACTTCGTTAACTTGTGCTGAAGTTACAGGGCTTCCGTCTGGATTCAAGAATACGCGGTTAGCTTGTCCTTCTTTAATTAAGCCGTTCCGAATGTTATAATCAATCTGCTCTTGAACCTTGACATCTGCGGTGTTATTTAAAGGGATAGAGATGTCACTTCCTTTTGCACCAGACCCGCCTTCTCCTTCTGCCGCAATAAAGATACTTCCATTGTCCCCATACTGATCAGCAAAAAGTCCGGATTCGTCTTCTCCGCCTCCTTTTACAAAGACGTATACCGCCGGACGAAGTCCTGTATTCAAACCGAAATGAATTGCGCGTATTACCCCTTGTTTTTCAGGATTCTTGGCTTCGTACTCTGATAATTTGTCAAAAAACGCCTGCCTTTTAGCAGGGTCTGTCGCAACAGACAGTTTTGCGGCCGCTTTAGGAGCTTCTTTATATCCTAAAATTCGCTCTGTTTCTGCGGGATCATCTGGTTTTTGTGCGAGATAAGCTGGGGGATTCCGGGAAAATCCTTTTGTTAAGAGATGACTTAAATAACGTACTGTTTGTGCAGTCGCCTTCGGAATTTGTTTTCCGCTTCTAGTGAACTCTTCCGCTGTATCTCGTACAACAGAAGTTACTTCATCGTCCTCTTTAAATAACTCTAGTGCAGGACGATCAGCGTACTTTTTAAGCATCGCAGGCATTGCACGGGGATTTTTAGGTCCGCCCCCCTCTTCGCCAGACGCACCGACCCTGTTGTATAAATTCAACAATTCTTGTAACGTTATTTCTTCGACGTTTTCGATTAACATTTAGTATCCGAAGGTTGCATCCTGTGGTTTAAACGTGCTATTCTTGATGTCGTTCAGAGATTTGTGGATAGATACGTAACCGGATGTGCGTGTCATCAACATATAACGCAAGGCGTCATAGGCGTGATCCTCGGCTTTTGTATCTACGTCTTCTGAGTTTGTTTTTGAGAGTGGTATACCCGCGAGTTGTTTTGTGATGTTTGTGCAAGTATTAAAAAATTTTACGGTGGGCTCACCTGTAAACTGGTTATCCCCAAGCCGGCTGTGGATTTCCATCTTTCCGGCAATGCGGTTGCTGTCTGAGGGTGTCCATCGACAACCACTGCGTATCATCGTTTCAGCGATGGAAGGCCCGTATCCTGTACGGTTCCAGCAGGATTTATCGAGCACGGCATAGTGAGGGGCAGGGTCCCACTCCTCTAATTCTATTATTTTAGCGGCTAATTGCTCCGCTGTAAAGTGTTTTACGTAAAGTTCTCGATAGACCCATATGTTGTTGTCCCAATCGATTGCACCCCAGAGTACGCACGAAGGGCTTGCGTAACCGTAGTCGGCCGCTCTGATTCGGGGCCAGTTTGTTGGGAGCTCGAAAGGATCGACAACGTGCTTGAGCTTACTGAACTCTGGGAATGCGCACCCTTCTGCGACGTCCCAGTCCCCGTCGAGCAATCGTTTTCTTTCGACTTCGGGGAGGGAAAGGAGCATTGCTTCGTACTGTCCGTCCCGCATGAGGTAGGGGTTGTCTGTGAGTCGCGCTGGCACAAACTTTCGGTAGTAGAGCGGCTTGCCTGCCTTTTCATGTCCATCCGGGTATACGTATGGCTTTCCTGACTCCATATCGGAGGGAACGAATGGCTTACCGGGCTCTCCTTGATCGATGTACATTTTTTTGACCCACCAGCCGCCAACGCCTCCGGGGTTAGCTGTACAACGCATGGATAGATTCTGGGAGAGCTCTGCGTCGGTGGAACGTAAACGTGACCGTAGGTATTCCCATACATAGGGTGTGGGGTACTGAGTAACTTCATCGATTGCTATCCAGTTAAATGCCTGTCCTTGGTATCGAGTGACGTCTTTATCTTTGTCGAGATACGAGAACCATATGGTCGCTCCAGAGGGGAAGACCCACGTCGACTTACTTTCACGGAATGTGGCGCCGGGAAACGCTTTGGGATACAATTGTTTCGACTTTGATATGAGTTCAGTCAATTCATCGAGAGTACGGCGGAGAAGAAGCCCACGGTGGTTGCCGTTGTGACAATAGCGGAGAGGATCAGCAAGAAGAGCGAAACTCTTTCCGCCTCCGGCCGCACCCCCATATAACACATCCTGTTCAGGGGCGCTGAGAAACTCTTCTTGAGGTCCTTGATTCGGTTGAAAAACAATTTCAGACTCACCAACGAGGTCCGAAACAGCTTTTGGTAATTCATTCAGGTCTCCTTGGTCGATTACTCTAGATTTTTCGCCCTTTAGGGCTGTTTCGACCTTGGAGGCGGCTTTTTGTCGTACTGATGCGCGATATGCTTGTTTTGTAGCGGCGGCTCTTTTCCTTTCAGCCTCTTTTTTTGACCGATTTATCGATGCTTGAGTCGCTCTACGCGCTTTTTCCGCAGTAGAGAGATGGTAGCGGCTTTTGGGTGCATCCGGGTCTTTCTTCGGGCGCCCCCGCTTGCGTTTTGGGGCTTCCGTGACCTCATCCGTCATGTTCTACAACCATCTCTTTCTTCGGGGGGAGTAAT